AGGTTAAGCTCTGCTGCTGTTGAAGTTACACCATCAAGGATATTCAACTCAGCCGTTGTACTTGTTACACCATCGAGGATATTAAGCTCTGCTGTTGTACTGGTCACACCGTCAAGAATATTAAGTTCTGTGGCTGTTGAAGTTACTGCTACATTCTCATTAATTTTAGGAGAAGTAAGCGTTTTGTTTGTAAGTGTATCTATCGATACCCGTGACAATAGGGTTGAGTTTGCCCCGGCGGGAAGCATGAGAGTGTTGGTTACAGAGGCTGAGTGAGGTTGGGCAAATACTTTTTGTCCGTGGCTGTTGGCGCTACAATTAAACACGATTGCGCCTGAGTTAGTATTGCCTCTTACTACTACTGTACCCGTTCCGTTGGGCGCTAAGTTAAGGGCAGCATTCGAGGCGGTAAGAATTGATCCATCAAGTATAGGGTCTGTCAAAGTCTTGTTAGTCAGCGTCTTGGTCGTGGAAGCCATAAATGTATCGAAATCTGATACAAGAGCCTGTTTCATCACATCCGCATCACTAATCACAACGCCGTCAGTTGCGACCAAGGTTACTGTAGCCTGAGTAGTAGCTGACCCATCAAGAATATTGACTTCAGCGGTCGTTACGGTTGCCCCGTCTAGGATGTTTAATTCAGCACCGGATGCAGTAAGGCCTGTGACGTTATTTGAAGTGCCGCTGACTGTGTCGACATAAGCTTTTACGGACTGCTGTGTTGGAACCAGAGTGGCACTGTTAGAGGACATATTGTCTTCATCCACAAACGCTGTAACAGTAATTGTGCCATCAGATAGTGAACCGAAGTTCATCGTACCTGTTGTTGTGATTGCTGACGAACCGTTATTGATAGCGCCAAAACCACTGGTAATTGAACCAGCATCCAAAGCACCAACTGTAGTTAGATTTGCTTGGGTGGTTAAGTTCGTCTGCATGTAATTGTTAATGTCGCTCATGGCGACCTGCTTCATCGTACCAGCGTCATTGACCACGACCCGATCAGCGTCTGCAAGAGTTGTACTCACAGCAGACGTATCGCCGTCCAAAATCGACAGTTCTGCTGGCGTAGCAGATATTGTAGCGTTACTCGCCGCCGCTAGAAGTGGCAGTGTACCAGATTGGTTTGGAAGATTGATTGTCCGGTCTGCTGTGGGGTCAACAATGGTCAGTGTTGTTTCGTGTGCGTCTGCTGTTGCGCCTTCGAATACAACAGCGTTCTGAGCATTCATAATAACGCTATTCACAACCGTCTGTGTACCTTGCACCGTTAGGTTTCCAGCGACAGTTAAGTTATCACCTACCGTAACTTCCGATGTGGTGTGACCAATAAGAACTGCACCGCCTGATGTCTCAGTTGATACTTTAAGAATGCCTGTTTTGTTGGCTATAAAAGAGTTAGTGCCGTCATGGCTGATTTCTAAATCATCGCCTGTACCTACTTTGATTTTTGCATTGTCAGGCATATCGACATGGGTGGCAGGGCTAAGAACTCCAGTTACTGCCAGGGTGCTATCAAACGTACCAGCGCCAGTGACATCTACTGTGCCAGCAAAGTCTACGTTAGCCCCAGCAAATGTAGCCGCTGTTGTGCTGCCAGATTTAACAATCAGGTTACCGCTAGTATTGGTTAAAGAGCCAAACTGTGTACCACCGTCTTTGAGAAGTACGTCCCCACCGTCAGCGTCGAGGATAATATCGCCAGCAACGTCAATTGTTAGGTCACCGCTGGAGAGATCAATCTCTGTTCCATCGATGGTTATGTTGTCCACAACCACGCCAGCGTCAGCCGTTATAGCGCCCGTGAAGGCTGATGTGCCAGTGACTGCAAGTGTACCTGCTGTGGCTACGTTACCTGACGTATTGGCTACCGTGAACTTGTTTGTGTCCATCGTCAGACCGCCATTCAGTGCGGTGGCCCCTGTAACAGCTAGCGTACCTGCGGTGGCGACATTGCCTGAAGTATTCGCAACCGTGAACTTGTTGCTGTCCATAGTCAGACCGCCATTCAGTGCGGTTACACCAGCCACGGTCAGCGTAGAGTTAAGCGCAGTAGAACCCGTCAGCGTTAGCGTACCAACAACGGCTGCGTTGCCAGCTACCGTGGATGCGCCTGACAGGAATAGGTCTTTGAAACGTGTCCCTGAGCTGCCTAGGTCAACTGAATTGTTTGATACGGGCAGAATTGCGTTGAGGCTGGTTACTTGAACAAGCTCCCGCCAGACAGCCGCACCAGATGAGCTATCGGTACAGATGTATACACGATCAGTGCTTGTATTTGTCCACATAGAGCCGATTGCATAACTATCACCACTGTCATCACCAACACCAGGAACGCTGGTTGCAGTAAAGTTGTTCTTGCCGCCAGAACCGCCATTCGCAATTGGTAAAAATCCGCTGACAGATGTAGCCAGAGGTATCTTTGTACCATTGCCTGTAGCGCCGGTGTGCGTGTGACCAGTGGTTGCGTGAAAAGCTGCTAGAAGCTGATTAAATTCGGCATTAAGCGGAGCAGCCGTAATACTTGTGCCGTTAACAATCGAAGCACTGGATTGTCGTGTGTAGCCTGCCATAGTTATCTTCTCCCGGCTGCGCTAAATTCAAAGACCAAACCTTGAATTGAAAATGGTTCTGAAATGCCATCAGTCACAAAAGTAGCCCTGACTGAAAAGCCAGAGCCTTGAATATCCGATGTCATTACTGGTTTAGATGCACCGCCATAAACGATGTTTGTACCGTTGTACGTGACCCCACGACCTGCATAGGTTGTAGGAGCGCCACTACTCGCTTGTGTATATGTTGAGGGGACCGAGGTGTTGTAGTCACCCCAATCGTAATCTACCGCTAAGTTTAGCTCAAAGGGGCCTTCCGCACGAACAAATGTGTTTATCTTTCGTAGTTCTTTGCGTTGCTCAGTCTCTCCGAAATCGAGGTACGGGGTAGAATAAACACTAATTATATTAGCACCATTAAAGCTCGTACCGCTGTCTTGTTTGAAAACTTTTCCGTCATGATCACCGTGCAATATAAGTTCTTCTGAACCCACATAATCGCTCGTGCAGCATGAGGCTCGGATACCTAAAAGTTGTCCAAATTCCCAACCAATCCCACCGCTACTAGAAGTAGTAAGACCGCCAATGATCCCTGTGCTTTCGGAGGCACCTTGGACCGCACTTCCCACAGTGGTGGTTACAAAATACCTGACCTGAGATTTAGATCGTACCACTACTCCGGTGAGTGCGTTCATGTCTTCGTTTTTGATAAGATCAACGAGGGTTGATTGAATAGGTTTAGATAATGTCTCTAATTCTACATCTCCAATTCTGGAAGTTCCAGCAACCGGACGCAGGCCTGATGGGCTGAGAAACATGAGATCGCCGCCGACCTCAAGGACGCTATCCCGTGCCACGCAGCCAATGTTGGTGGTGACGTTTTCAAGGGCAAATGCGTTGGATGCATTAACAGTAATCTTTTTAATATTCTTACTACCGAATACAAATAGGTTGTCACGGAACGGTTTAATCTGAACAACATCAAAGCCAGCCGCTATCTGCCCAGCGCCAGCCGCAGCGGTCCAAGTATATGGATCATTTGGAGCCGAATGAGCGATTGCCGCTCTACTTGCTTCATGGCCACCTAAGAAAAGATGGTTCTCAAAAACATCTACAAGAGCAGGGGCGTTGAGTGCTTTTGCGCCGCCGCCTGTGCCACTACCAGAGTTGTGACTACTACTAGCAGAATATCCGCCACTGTTTCCACTTTTTAATTCTTCCCAGTGTGCGCCATCAAAAATAATAGCTTCATTGACACCGTCTACAAAACAAATCTTATTTCCGGTCCCGAAGTTAAATTGAACGTGTCTAAGGCGGTCAACAGTTTCACCGTTTGCAGTCATCGCTCTGGAAGCAGAGTGGTTAAGTGTGTACTTTCTCCAGCCCACGTTAGCCGTGTAGAAATAAAATGAGTAAGTAGCTGCACCCGCATCCTTACGGGCCGCTATGATTGTAGTACCGCCTGTTACGTCATCTTTAAAAATGGCAATGCCAAGAACTTTGCCGTCACCAGTTACGGAACCAGCTACGGTTACAATTCCGTAATCACTATCAAATTCAGAAAAGCCTTCAATACGCCGATAGCCGCCAAAAAGTGACGGCTCATAGTTTAGCAAACGGCTTGCTGCGCCTGGGTTATTATCCGACAAATCCAAATGATTTTCATTGGAGTTGAGGCCACCAGAACAGATTAACTTAAAGGACTGAATATTGTCCGGCATTAAAACGCAATCCTTGTGTCACGGATTGAAGCGTAGTTGTTTATATACAAAGATTGCAGATTTTTAACGCCCTGTTCATAAGTGGCGTAAGCAGCCTGTGCAGCTTCCATGTTCGATTTAAACATATATAGATGATAAAGCGCACCATCGATTAATACGGTATCGTAGCTGGACGGGATGCGGGTAACATCATCATGCAGTGTGATGTCCGTGTGATTTAGGAAGTATCTGAATTTTAGCGTGTATGCTTTGTCAGGGCTTGGGGTTACCCCATAGCCGTTTCCGTGAGATGGAAAAACAAACCGTGGAATAGTAATTCCTGTGGTTCCAGATGTGTGGTCAGCGTTTCTGTACTTTTTATAGTAAGTATCTCGCTCAATAAATTCTAATGTTGTGAAACCAGCACCTAACGAAGCGTTAGCTTGCATTTGAAAACTGTTCCAATCAACCACCTTGAAAAAATTAGGCCAACTGTATTCTTCTTGTCCTACAACCAAAAGATCAGTTTCTTCAGCGGCATTGAACGGCCACTCAAATTCCATCTGATTAATTTTAGCAACAGAGGCTTTTACGGCATCTTTAATAAGTGCCTGCACACCTGTAGCTGAAGCAAAGTCACCTTCCACGATCTCAACTTCATTGAGCCGTCTGGCAACCTGATTACATAGAGAAATAAATGTGGTTGGCATGGTATACCTTTAGATAAAGTAATGGGGCCAGCGGTTAAGCCAGCCCCAAAAGTTTTATGCTAGTAAGTCACGATCAACTTC